TTTAATAATTATGGTGGCGGGAATTCCAATCTTCCACCCGACCAAGCTTCTAAGTATATTGCACCCGAACCTATTGGCTACGTTAAAGTAAACGTACAACAGACTGTTCCTGGTACTCCAATACTACCCAACTAAGGGTGACCTGAGAAACTTGCATTCTCTTACACTGGGGCCACAACCCAGCGGCGCACTATTTGCCTTAGGCCACAGCACGGGCTAAACGAATCGAACGCTTGCTAATGGGGTTGGAAGCCATTGTGCTACCACTACACCAAGCCCGCATGGTTCAAACAAAATAATGTCGATGCCATCGGACTAGTGTAAGTCTCATAGAGTCATAAGAGGGGATCGAACCCTCACCGCTTGCTTGGAAGGCAAGCGCACTACCATTATGCAACTATGACTTGCGGTACTCCCGGTCGGATTTGAACCGACGACCTCCTGCTTATGAGACAGGCGAGCACAACCAGGCTGCTCCACGGTAGGTAATTATAGTATAGCACAAAAAAGCGGGGGCTTCATCCCCCGCTCGTTTGCAGTATATATTAATATTACTGAAGTTTTAGATCGTAACCAAGAACAGCAGCGTCAAGGTTCTCAATCTGATTAGCGATTCTGGTATAAACCGTGTACTCAATTGAGTCTTTCTTGGGCTTGAATTCTCTATAGACCACGACTTCTCTCTGTACGCCCACAATAAAGTTCTGTGGGAACGTCCAGACAAAGTACCCATGGTTGCCAGATGCACCTGAATAGGTACCCGCAGCATTCTCAGGGAATAGAGGGATTTCAACAAGCTGGATACCGAATGGACGGACGGCAATTGAGCCACCACCCTGACCAGCTACACCACCAGGAGCGAGGTAACTCGATTCTGGCAGGTTGAAGAATCTATCGTTTGAGTTAGCAGCAGTTGCATTTAGAAAGTCCTGTAGTAGACCTGGCGAAGTTAGCCCTCGCAGATCACCTCTCCGTGAAAGGTACTTTCTTGGCATTGATTTAACAACGGTATTGAAGAATGGTCTGTCCATGACCGCTCCACCGTAGCTAAATAGGTGTGAACCATTTAGGCACCGCTTAATAAAACCATCTAAGGACTGAAGTAGTGGATCAGACGTAGAAGTATCACCGTTAATATAAAGATCCTCAAGATCGTTACCTAGCTGCGTAGCCATCATTCTAGCTACGTGATCTTCTAGCTGCTCACCCTCAAGGTTATCCTCTAGGGATTCAGTCGTTAGTTCCCAGTCTAACCGGATTTTGACAGTGGTCATACTGATCTTTGAAAAGACCGGATCGTTCTGAACAGTGCCATCGACACCTTCAGTTGCTTTCCGGGCTAGTCTCTGACCAATTGCCATCTTATCAATATCCTGGCTAGGTCTGGTCATTTTAACCTTACGAACCATAGACGTTAATGCCGTCTGATCCCATAGATAGTCAATGAAACGATCTGCCTGCAAGGGAGTAAGAATACCACCACCACCAGCACCGATGGTAGAAGTCTGTAGTACCTTTTCAAGTAGTTCCTCTGTAGTTAAAGCCATTGTTTCTTACACCCCCTATTTACCGTAAACCGGAAAATCTTTCTTTAATCATTGAGGGTACAATAGCGTCGGCCCATAGACCGGCATCCCCTTCGTCTGACTTCTCAAGCTTCTCAGCACCATCGCCCTCACCGGACTTCTTAATAGCACCTGAGGACTCAATACCGTCCATACGGTTTGATAGTTCCTCTATCTTTTTGGTTAACTCATCCTTAAGCTCGGCTAAAGCGGCCTCTGAAGTCGCATTTGACTTCTCAAGTTCCTCACTCATAGAACTAAGCTTTTTCTTGAGAGTCTTATTTAGATCGGCACCGAATCCTTCAAGGGCCTTTGCAAACTCTTCACTATCCATTTCGGATTCCATATCCTCCTTCGATTTTGTATCATCTTGGGACTTACTAAGTTCGCTACCCTTGACGATGGCTAAGAATTTTTGTAGAAGATTCTCATCTTCATTTTTAGCATCAATTTCTTTCTCTGTCGAAACATCGTTGGACTTGGAGGTATCTCCACCATCATCATCTGTTTCTATGCCAAATTTCTTAGCAGCAGCCATCACGGCAGGCTTTGCCTTAGGACCGAATGGTGACTGATTTAACCGTGCTAACGCATTGCGAACATGCGCCGCATCATGAATTGGAAAATGACCTTTACCATTTTCATCTACATACGCAAATGCAGACTTAGGGAGCGCATTACGTGCTTTTGATGTAAGTACAGCCTTTTCCAAATCTTCTAAAGACATATCTTCTATTGACTTACCCATATCTTTCACATGAGCAAGCATTGCTTTCTGCTTGGCATAATCCAAGTCAGCAGCGTGATTATGCAGGTCGGCAGCAGCACTATGATCATTACGAGCACCAGCTTTGGATGCGGCTTCCCTTAAGTGTGCCTGAGCAGCATTAATGTGATCTGTTTCATTATCACAACCCTTGCATTCGTCCATAGACGATGCATCATCATCGCCGTCCGCATCTTTAATGAGCGGTTCATCTGTAAATTTTTTCATATCTTTGATACTCTCGCTATTGTCCCAACCAGCAGGGAGTCTAAGCCCTAATGAATTGGTGGAATGAATTATATGTGCCCGCAACGATTCTGGATTTTTTGCATCATTCACTAGATGCGCTGCATAGTCCACATGATCTTGAGTCTGAATTGGACCCAAAGCTTTACCGGCAACGGATTCACGCTGCCGCACCTTTTTTGGTAGGAACTTAGATATCGGAGTAGCAGCATCAAAGCTAACCTTCTCTACAATATCAGTGAACTCCGATTCGCCATCAATATCTTTAATAAGACTAAAGGTGGCTAGGCCATTGCAGGGAGCATCTACTAGAGATAGCTCATTCAGACGGTACTTCGTTACTCGTCTTACCGGCTTGCCTTTGAGCAGTTCACGTTTCGTTTCTTGTATGGCCCCACCGACACTAAAGCCAGTTAGAGTGCCATCAAGAACTTTTTGCCACGTATCTTCCGCCCCTTGTGAGACACGGGCTTTAACCCAAATACCATTATAAGTATTACCCTCATCATCTGTATACTGTCGTGGGCTAGCGGTAAGTGCTCTACCTACAGCAACTTTCTGATGCATTTCTCGTAAGTTGCCGGGCCATGCCTTGAATGCCTCCATAGAAGCATTTGAGTCTACAATATCGTCGGCATTATCTATATTATCTAGGGTCGCAAATCCCTGTACAGTTCTTTCTTTCTGATCAACCTTCATAAAAGGAATAAAGAAAGAGAGGCGGTCGTTGTCTAAAGAAACGTCTAGTGGCTGAAGGTCCATGAAACTTATTATAAATTACCTACGGTTAGTGGGCAACGGAGTGCTTTGACCCCCTTTCGATCCTTGCGATGCTCTATTGACCGGCCTTACTGGCGATCTAGAAGGGTTAGCATTTTTTGGTGACCCGTCCGTAGTTTGTCTAGGTCTACCTGGATTACCGCTACCTGGGACTGTAGTATCGGTATTAGAGTTTGGTCCGTTAGCTGCACTGGACCCTCCCATTTCTGTAGCTCCCGTAATATTGAGATTTGCATCTCCAATAGCTTGCTGTGTGGGATTAAGATATTCATCCCCTCCTGGTCTTGGAAGTTTTCCTCTTTCAATTCGTGCTTCATTTGGACTGTCCTGACCATTTCTGATATTTCTATCTTGAATTCTACTGATAGTATCTTTATCATCAATCTGATACTCATTGAATTTAAATTTAAACATATCAGTGAACTCTTCAATAATTCTATTAATTTTATATTCAAATCTACGCTTCTCTGGACCTACTAAAGCCTCATCAAAGTTCTTTGAATCCTCTCTACCTTGTGCTTGATGACCTGCACTACCACCTCCACCTCCACCACCGGCACCTAGCTTCGTGATGGGTACTCTGTGGCACATAGCTATTTCACCACGGTTCACCATTCTATATTCTGAGAAGGAACCATCCTGCATATCAGCTTCAATAGCTTCTAGCTTTACATCTACTGTTCCACCAATAGATGCAGGTACAGGAATGTAGAGAGTGCCATGATGGCGTCCCTTAACTTCTTTTCTAAAGTAATCAAGTATCTTTTTCTCAGCCTGTGCGCTGAGCTTCGCTCCCTTCACAATTAATGCATATCTAGGAACAGCCTTATTTTCAAAGTAATCCAAGTTGTATTCTCTGGCGTAGCGGTCACCAACCACTGACGCTAAGGCAGGCACAATATCAGGAATACCATAGTAAACTGACTTCGCAGTGTGCTTCTTGATATGCAAGATTTCATTAGGACGAGGATCTTTACCAAAGATATCTGGCGTAGTTGTATCCCCAAAATTCCTAAAGAAAGTCAGACCAGGATATGGGCCTTGCAGACCCATGGGTTGTGGACCTACGTAGCCAGGTAGTACCCACTGTACAAAACCGTCCCGATCAATTCTTACCCGCATAGTGTATGCAGGGATATAACCTACATAACCTATCGAGCCATCATTATTCCGTCCAATTTCAATATATCCATTACCTATAGACTCAACATCAATCCATACCTTGAGTAATGTTTCTAGGAAAGGATCCTCCTGATTAAGACTCTCAATAGTTTCCTCAAGATTTAA